ACTGCAGTCATGTTCCCGTACCAAGACTTTGCAAATGACTACAGCAGACAAAGAACTTTATTTTTAGTATCTGCTGATACAAACAACACAGTACACATTCCTGCAGATCCAGCTAACAGAACTGTATTCGTACAATCTACAGCTTCTAATGCAGGTAACAGGACTGTAAAAATAGCCGCATAAGGATTTACTAATGTCATATAAATGGCCTGACAAAGATAAAGATGAAATACTAGACTACAACATAGATTGGTCTAGATTTCTTGGTAGTGATACTATCTCTGGCGTAACTTGGTACTTTGATAATGCAGAAGGTGTAAAGACAGAAGTTTCAGCAGCTAGTGTTGTTAATGGCCTTCAAATGGTGCAAAAAACTAATACTAATACAGTTTCTACTATACGTCTTTCTCTAGGAACTAATAACGCTAGGTATAAAGTTTCCTGTAAAATTACTACGGCGTCAGGGCTTCAATATGAACGCTCTGTGTTTGTTCGGGTAAAGGAGAAGTAGAATGTCTTATAATTTTTTAGGTATAGTCAATGATGTTAATAGAAGGTTAAATGAAGTAGAGCTTACATCTTCTACTTTTGCTACCTCTAAAGGCTTCTACAGTTTTGCAAAAGATGCAGTAAACTCTTCCATTCGACATATAAACCAAGAAGAGTTTGAGTGGCCTTTTAATCACGTTGAAGAAACAGAAGTGCTACTTCCTGGCGAGGTTCGCTATAGTGTTCCGTATGATGCTAAAACTGTAAACATGAATAGCTTTCGCATTAAAAGAGATGACACTTTAAATGTACAGACTACTAAATTAAAAACACTTGATTATGAACAATACCTTGACAAGTTTGCTGATAATGAGTATAACTCTAGTACGGATTTAAGAGGTGTTCCTAGATATGTTATTAGAACACCAAGCAGGGAACTTGTATTTGTTCCTGCCCCAGATAAAGCTTATGAAGTAGTTTACGAATATTACACTACAAGTTATGATTTGTCTCTACATGATGATGTTCCTACACTACCAGAGCAATATAGGCACGTAGTTGTAGCAGGAGCAATGTATTACGTTTACCAGTTTAGAGGTGACATGCAAGCTGCTCAATTATCTATGCAGTCATTTGAACAAGGAATTAAGCAGTTGCGAAGTATACACATTAACCGCACTGAATACTTGCGAGATACAAGAGTACACTTTTAATGGCTAGTTCTTGGCAAACATTCCCTATAGAATTTAAGGGTGGATTAATATCTAATCTAAGCCCTCTTCAGCAGGGGGCTAATGCTGTTGGTTCTGCAACTGTACTGCAAAACTTTGAATCTAATAAAGAAGGTGGTTACTCTAAAATAAGAGGTTATGATAAGTACAGCAGTACTTTAGTTCCAGGAATTGGCCCTGTTCTAGGTATTAAAGCAATCAGTGCAAATAGAGTTGTTGCTGGAAGAAAAAATGGCTCTAATCTAACACAGTGGTATTATAGTACAGGTGCTGGTTGGACTAGCATGGCTACAGGCGCACAAGCAAATGCGGGTAAAGCCAGATCTGCATCTTTTAACTTAGACGGTACAGATAAAGTAGTATTTGTAGATGGAAACAATTATCCGGGAGTGTATTCCACTGCAGGTAATTCTTTTACTTACATGACTTCCTCTAATAGTACAGATGTTGAAGGTGCTAAATTTGTAGCTATATTTAAAGATACAGCCTTTTATGCTAAAGGTAATAATTTATTTTTTACTGTTCCTTCTACAATTGATAATTTTGGTTCAGGCTCTGGCGCTATTAATGTTGGAAATCTTATAACAGGAATTGCAGTATTCAGAGAACAACTTATTATTTTTACAGATAATACAGTTAAAAAACTTACAGGTAGTACATCTGTAGACTTTGCTCTATCCTCTATTACAGATCGCATTGGCTGTGTAAACGGAGATACGATACAGGAAGTCGGTGGAGATATTATGTATCTAGCTCCAGATGGACTTAGATTACTTTCTGCTACTGATAGGATTGGTGACTTTGGACTAGATGTAGCATCAGATCCTATAGCTAAAGATGCTAATATCTTTTTATCTAGCACACCTATTTTTAGTAGTATTGTACTGAGAGAAAAAGCTCAGTATCGTGTGTTTGCATATATAGGATCAGAAAACTCTGCTGATGCTAAAGGTTTAATAGGTACTAAGAAAATAGCACAAGGTGCTGCAGGGATAGAGTGGTCTTCTACTAAAGGTATTAAAGCTTATGTAGCAGATAGCGTATATAGTTTAACTAACGAAGTTATTGTGTTTGCTAACGATGATGGCTATATTTATAGAATGGACAACGCTCCTGGTTTAGATGGAGCAAATATAGAAGCCATATATGAATCTCCTTACATGTCCATTCAAGACCCTCTAGTTCGTAAAACTTTTTATAAGATGGCTCTTTTCTTAGAACCTAAAGGAAGTATGAGCTTAGACTTAAATATTAAATACGACTTTGGTTCTGCAGATGGCAGCATACCTCAACCCGAAACTCAGCAAATATCAAGCACAGGTAGTGCAGTTTCTTTATTTGGTGCTTCAAGTTCAATATTTAATACATCTAAATTTGGCGGTGAGCTAGATAAACTATACACTACAAGTTTGGTAGGTTCAGGTAAGACGGTAGCAATACGTATAGAAGATAATTCAACTAATCCAACTTTTACACTCGACACAGCACTGTTAGAGTATAAACCAAATGATAGACAGTAAGGACTAAACAATGGCAGGTTATACCCGTACAGACACAGCAAATAACATTGCTAATGGTAACGTTATTAATGCAAATGACTTAGATGCAGAATACAACGCTGTTGAGGCATCCTTTAATGCTTCTTCTGGTCATAAGCACGATGGTACTGCTGCAGAAGGCGCACCAATTACTAAAGTTGGCCCATCACAAGATCTTATTGTAAGCTCATCTTCTGTTTTACCTAAAACACCTAGCACCTTAGACTTAGGCGCTTTGGGCGTACAGTTTAAAGATGGTTTTTTTGATGGGGTATTATATGCGGATTCTTCTGTACATGGTGTTAACGGCCTTAGTAGTATTGGTGATAATGTTTATACGGTATCCTCTGGTGGTCTTAGTGTTGATGTTGCTGGGGATATTACTCTTAATCCAACTGGTCTTGACGTTGTATTAGCTTCTGCAGGAACTCCTTATGGTTCTTTAACTAACACCAGTAGTAACCTTACAATTAAGTCTGGAACCACTACAGCAATTACTCTTACAGGTGCTAATACTGCATTAGCTGGTACACTAGGCGTAGCTGGCAATTCCACAATAGGTGGAACATTAGGTGTGACAGGTGCTATTACGGGTGCTTTAACTGGTAACGCTGCAACTGCATCTAAGTTAGCAACTTCTCGTTCAATTACTCTCCAAGGAGATTTAACAGGAGTTATAAACTTTGATGGTTCTCAAAACGTAACTGCTACAGTGGGTGTAAATGATGATAGCCACAGTCACGTAATAGCGGATATTGATACTCTAGCATCAACTATCTCATCTATAAATAGTACAAATAGTAGTCAGGGAAGTTCTATAAGTAGTTTAAGCTCTTCTTTGAATGGTAAGGTATCTACAGCCACATCAGTAATTGCGGGAGCAGGATTAACAGGTGGAGGAACTCTAGTTACAAGTAGAACAATTTCTCATGCTGATACTTCTAGTCAAAATTCTGTAGATAATAGCGGTCAAAATTTTATACAAGATATAACACTAGATGCATATGGGCATATTACAGCTATAGCATCAGCGGCGGCATCAGGTAGTAGTGGTCTTGTAGGAGATGGAACTGAAGCGGCTTCATTCACTACTCTAGAAGGTAATTTTATTCGTGCAGTTGATAATAGCGCACCTGCCATAAAAGCTGATGCTTTAAGTAGCAGTCAAGCTGAAACACCTATTATGTTAGCCCAATACACCAATGGATATTTCGTGCCAAAAGCTTCTGGCAGCAATGGAACAGGAATAACCTTTAACAATGGTACTGGTGATTTTAAAGTTTTAAACGGCTCTATTAATGTTCCTGAAAATGATGCTGGTGGTGTTTTAAGAAACGGAAATGACCATCAGATTTTCTTTGCGGATGATTCCTCTAGTAATGGTGGTGTTGGAAACAAAGAAATTAGATTTAAGGTTTCAGGTAATAACTTTGTAAGTATGAATATTGAAGCACAAAGAGTGTACTTCAGAGTGCCAATATATGTATATACTGGTACTACATCAATTGGTATAGACACACCAGGAATTGTTAGGGGTGCAAGCTTTAGTTCTACTTCAGACTATCGACTTAAAGAAAACGTGGATTACACTTGGGATGCTACAACTCGTTTAAAGCAACTTAAACCAGCGCGTTATAACTGGATTGCAGATGAAACTAATACTTTAGTAGATGGTTTTATTGCACACGAAGTATCTACTGTAATACCTGATGCTGTTCATGGAGCCAAAGATGGTGATGAGATGCAATCCTTAGATTACTCTAAGATGATCCCTCTATTAGTTAAAACTATACAAGAGTTAGAAGCTCGTATTGTAGCATTAGAGTCATAAGATGAATACTATAAACTTAACACCTGAAGAACTTGAGGCTATGCTAGATCGCGCAGCTATGAAAGGTGCTAACCAAGCTATACGAGAGCTAGGTCTTAATGATGATAGTGCAACAGCAGATATACGAGAGATAAGAAGCTTACTAGATACGTGGAGGTCTACTAGGCACAGCATATGGAATACGTTTATTAAAATAACCACTATAGCAGTATTTACCTTCATCGGGGCTGCAATCTGGATGAAATTAGGTAACTAGTAAGGACTTTACAAATGGCTAAAAAATTCGGTGGCTTTACACCAGAGCAGATGGGTAAGATGATACCTGAAATACAAGGTATGCAAGCAGATGAACAAAATCTGTTCTTACAGGCTAATCCAGGTGCAGCGGCTCGTGTAGGTAAAATGACACAGTTGGCACATGAAAGAATTACCATGTCTAAAGGTGGCTACATGACTAGGGGTTATAATCCTGGTGGCGATGTTGTAAATCCTAATATTACTGCAAATCAAATAAATTTAAATGCAGCACAACAACAGTTATCAAACAATCAACTTGCTTTAAAAGTAGCTACAGAAAACTTAGCTAAAGACCCAGCAAATGTTACATATCAAAATGCAATACCAACAGCACAATCTGCAGTAGCCACTGCTGAAGCAGGAGTAGCTAGTGCAACTTCAATGCTTGCTACTATAGGCGTTGATAGTGCCACAGAAGCAAAAGCAAAAGTATCTACAGATCCAGGTAGTATGGTTTCAAAATCTGCTACTTCTACAGTTACAGATGCTGAGAAGACAGACGGTAAGATTGATAAAGATACTTCCGAATCTACTGCAGGTGATGCAACACAGTCTACTTTAGTTAACGCTACTATTCAAGATGACATGGATGTTCCTGTTGTAGCAACTTCTCAAACGTATACCCCACTAAAGGCAGAGGCTTCTGTAAAAGAAGTAATGGATAGATTAGTTGCAGCCACAGGTAAGCCTAGTTATGAAGCTCTTGTTGAAGCTTCCACTATGAAGCCTGAAGACTTAGCCCAACTAGGACTTAGTGTAGACCAAATAACTGAAGCACAGAAAGTAGAGGCTCCAGAAGCACGTACTGTTCAAGAAGGTGAGATGGTTGAAGGCTCTACCGTTGACATGGACAGAGTAAGAACTGAGACAAACTTTGAAGCTGTTACTGGTGCGCCATCTACGGATGCAACCACAGCAGGTCAACTTACTGGCTTGATGAAGGACTTTGAGACAGGGAAACCACCTATATGGGCTGCAGGAGCTATGCGTGAAGCTGCAGCAATAATGGCATCTAGAGGATTAAGCTCTTCTTCTATGGCAGGTCAAGCTTTAATACAAGCAGCTATGGAATCAGCAGTACCTATAGCACAAGCAGATGCTAATACCTTTGCTAAGTTTGAATCTGATAATCTAAATCGTAGACAAGAGGCTGCACTATTTGCTGCAGAGCAAAGAGCAGAGTTTTTAGGGTTAGAGTTTGACCAAGAGTTTGAAACTCGTGTTACTAATGCTACAACAATTAGCCGAATAGCGGATGTTAACTACAATGCTGAAGTTACTATAGCTTTAGAAAATGCACAAATGGCACAGACTGTTGATATAGCAAACCTAGATGCAAGAAATGCCAAAGTGTTAGCTGATGCAGCAGCAATGACTACACTAGACATGACAAACTTAGATAATGTAAACAAAGCTAAAGTGTCTAATGCTAGAGCTTTCTTAGAAATGGATATGTCTAACTTAGATAGGCAACAGCAGGTTGCAACAATAAAAGCACAAGAAAATGCTAATGCTATTCTAACAGATCGTACTGCAGAGAATGCGGCTTTACAGTTTAATGCTACTTCAGACAACCAGAGAAATCAGTTTGTAGCAACCTTGACACAGGCGGTAGGACAGTTTAATATTAGCCAGAAGAATGCAATGAATGAGTTTAATGCTGGTGAAGCTAATGCACTTGCCAACTTTAACACATCTCAAGACAATCTAAGAGATCAGTTTAATGCTGCTAATCATTTAGTGATAGCTCAAGCAAATGCAAACTGGATACAAAATATAACTACAACAGAGAATGCTGCTGACAATCAAGCTAATAGAGATGCAGCCCTAGCTGAGAATAACCTCACCGTAACAAACTACAACAATATATTACAGAGAGAACGTGACTTAATGGCATGGGCTTGGACTTCTGCAGAAAATGCAATGGAGCGTGATATGAAAATAATGGTTGCTAAACTAGATGCAGAAAGTAATATTGATAGCTCTCCTTCTTTACTTGCTACTGCAGGTGGAGACTTCCTTGCAAGACTTGCAGCCAACTATGCAGACTCATTCAAGTTCTAATAGACTAGAAAGTAATATAATGCCAGAAAATAGATCAGAAGCTTTTGAGGGTAGGTATTCCTTTAGTAACGACAAGGTACAGGTACGCCCTAAAACTAGGCCAAAGTCTATAATTGAACGCCCTGATAACCGTGAGAACA